GCTATCAGAGAGCAGTCATTACGCAAGGCAACGACCTATATGGTCAGCAGGTATCGGTTTCTATGGGATGGCACACGATTTGTGCTAGAGCAGGCTCTTGATTGGCCTCGTGGCTGGACTCCTATCAAGGATCAGCCTGAGCAGTATGGTGCAGGTGCAAATTACTACGCATCTAATATAGTTCCAGTGGAAGTTAAAAGGGCGTGCGCATCTCTTGCGCTTCGTTCAGCAAGTGCTGAGTTAAATGCTGATCTTACGCGTGGAAAGTTGAGCGTAACCATCGGGCAAATATCTACGAGCTACGACCCATTTAGCCCGCAGGCAAAAAGATACCCAGAGATCGACGCGATACTCCGTCCATATCTGAAAAACAGCTTTGGACAGACTGAATTGGTGAGAGTCTAAATGGCTTACGATTACTATGAGGATTCGGTTGTCGCAGACGAAATCTTAATAGAGTTTGGACAAGCAATAACGCTAATACGCAGCACTGTAGCGGCATACAGCCCGACGACTGGAACGGCAGCAGTCACCACAACAACACAGTCAACTACTGGCGCTGTATTTGATTTTGGCAAGAAGGACGTTGATGGTGTCTTGATAAAAAGAGATGATCAGCAATTATTAATGTCGACAAAGAACACCGCTGGCAATGCTTTAACTGCTCCTGAGATTGACGAAAGCACGGTAACAATTGGTGGCGTGGTTTACACGATCAAGAACGTTAAGGTTATCGCGCCGGGTGGAGTGGCTGTACTTTACGACTGCGTGCTGAGGCGATAATGGCAAGTGTAACTTTTAATCAGTTTTCAGCTAAGACGAGCAAGGTGTTTGACCAGCTTGTTCGCAAGACGCTGATTGATCTTGATCGTAAGCTAGATGAGCGCAGTCCTGTTGGTGACGCATCGTATTGGAAAAAACCCGCCCCTGCTGGATATGTTGGTGGACGATTCAGAGGTAATTGGCAATATGGTTATGGATCGCGTCCTTCTGGCGAGTTAGATGTTACTGACAAAACGGGATCAGCAACCACCGCACGAATAAAGGCGGGAATAGAAGCGGCTCCATCTATCGGAGTTCACTTCCTGACAAACAACCTGCCTTACGCGCAGCGTATCGAGAAGGGTTGGTCAAGACAAGCACCTGCTGGCGTAGTTGGACTCGCTGTTCTTGACTTTGAAGGCGTCGTGTCTCGTGTTGCTGTTGAGGTTTCAAAGTGAGTGGGGTTACGAATATTAGAGCAGCGCTCGAGGTGGCGTTAAATGCAATGTCTCCATCTTTGTCTACTGCTTTTGAAAATGCACCATTCACACCAGTAACAGGAACACCTTACCAGAAAGTGCAGCTACTTTTTGCTGAGCCAGTCAATACAGAATTCGGTAGCAGACATCGAGAACTTGGCTTCATGCAAGTGACATTATTTTACCCGTTACTTGTTGGCGCAGCGGCAGCAGCAGCTAGGGCGGAGTTGATTCGTACTACCTTTTATCGAGGTGCTGCTTTTACTAACAGTGGCGTAACCGTAACAGTATCCAACACACCGGAAGTTTCGCCCGGTAGCGTGGATGGAGATCGTTTTGCCATTCCCGTTAAAGTGCGATTCTTTTCTAATATTTAATAGGAGCGTTAATTATGACAATCGCAACTGGCGTAAATAAACAAGTAAAGTACAAAGTTGAATCAACATGGGGAACGGTTCCGGCAGCCGCAAGTTCGCAGCTACTGCGTCGGATCACCAGCGACATTGATCTGACTAAAGATGCCTACGAGTCGAACGAAATCCGCACCGATTATCAGGTTGCTGATATGCGTCACGGAAGTCGGTCTGTCGGCGGAACGATCAATGGTGAGCTAAGTCCCGGCACATACAAGGACTTCATGGCGGCAGCATTGCGTCAAGCCTTCCAAACAGCCGTTACCACTGGCGCAGTCGTAACCGTTACCGCTGCTGTTACTTCTGGAGCTGCTGGCACATTCACGCGGGCTTCTGGATCGTACTTCACAGACGGCTTTAAGATCGGTCAAGTAGTACAGTGGTCTGGATTTGCTACAACGGGCGTTCCAAACAACGCGCATAACTTCTACATCACATCATTGACCGCTCTAATCATGACGGGAACGATGCTGGATGGGGTCGCAGTGGGTGCAAAGGCTGCTGGGGATACTGTGACTTGTGTATCTATGGGCAAGTTTGCCAGCATACCTTTAACGGGCCACACTGACCTTTCGTACTCAATTGAGCATTTTTACAGTGATCTAACCCTGAGTGAAGTCTTTAGCGGTTGCAAAGTTTCTCAGATTGATGTGCAGCTTCCAGCAACCGGAATGGCTACTTGCGGTGTTGGCTTCATGGGCAAGGACATCACGACTGCCAATGCGGAGTATTTCACATCACCAACTGCACAGACTACGACTGGATGCTTAGCCGCTGTGAATGGCGCGGTCTACGTCGCTGGTGTAGCGGTTGCGAACATAACTGGCATGAACTTCACCATCAATGCAAATATGACAGGTGAGCCAGTGGTAGGAAGCAACACCAAGCCAGATATATTTGAAGGCAGGATACAGGTCAGCGGTCAGATAACAGCCTTCTTTGAATCGGTCACACTGCGCGATCTGTTCATTAATGAGACTCTGGCTTCAATCAACTGTGTGTTCACCACAGCTAATACGGCTTCAGCCGACTTTGTAGCCTTCTCTTTCCCATCGGTCAAGTTTAACGGTGCTGCTAAAGATGATGGCGACAAGGGATTAATCCAGACAATGCCGTTCACAGCTCTGTTAAATACCGCAGGCGGAACAGCAACAACTTTAAGCACGCTGAAAACGACTCTAACGATTCAAGACTCAGCAGCTTAATTAGCGCACCTACCGGAAGCTCTGATCCTTTTGCGGGATCATCTTTCGGCAAGGGCAATTTTAACCCGCAAAGGAGAACTAAAATGGCAGTAACTACAGTATCAATTGACGACCTAAACATCATCAAGAAGTGCGAAGATGGTTTCGAATTTGAGTATTTGGACGCGCAAGGAAAAGACACTGGAATATTCTTTACAGTTCTAGGTGCGCACGCTGCAAAGGTTCAGAAGTGGGCGTTTAAGCAACTGAATAGCCAGCGTTCACAGGCTGCAATACTGGCAAAGCGTGGCAAAGCTGAGGAAGTTCGTACTGTTGAGGATGATGTTGAATTTGCACATGAACTCATGGCGATTCGGATCATCGGGTGGCGCGGAATAACTCAGCCGTACACACCAGAACTAGCCGTTTCATTGTGCGCGAATAACCCTTTAATTGTTGAGCAGGTGCGGGAGGCTTCAGAAAACCTCGCAAATTTTACCAAGAGCAAGTAGAAGAACTGCTTGCGTTTGCGGAAGTTGAATTTGCGTTAGCAGCAAAGCAGAAGGACGGGGCAACATTGAGGCAGCACCTTACCATTATCTGGCAGCAGACTGGTAAGAAACCGGAGCAACTGGAAACGATGAAATGTCCTGCCCTTCTCGCTCATATCTGGCAATGCTTTCTTGAACTGAATCAGGCTAGGCAATATTCTGAAATCGGAGCCATGCCGATTACTTTTTCTGAGATATTGGCATGGTCTACTCTCTCTGGCGTTTCTCCAGAACCGTATGAAGTCCGTGTACTTAAACAGTTAGACAACGTGGCTCTGACAACAAAATGAGCATGGACGTCGCAGACCTATTCATCAAGGTAGACACCACTGATTTGAATCGCGGGAAAGACGCGCTTGGCGGATTCGCTAAGGCTGGCAATGCGGCAGATACTCAAACCAAGAATCTAACCTCGTCCACTTTGCAATTAGGTAAAGCTGCTGTCGTCATGGCGGCTTCTTTCGCTGCTTTCAAGGCTATGCAGTATGCTCAGGAAGCTGCTTCACTCTATGCTCGCTATGAGACGCTTGGTGTTGTCATGCGCACGGTTGGTAACAACGCTGGTTACACAGGCACCCAGATGGAGGCCGCTGCTAAGTCACTACAAAAGACTGGCATCTCAATGGTGGAGTCTCGCCAGCAAGTAGTCAGATTAGTGCAAGCGCATATCGACCTTGCCAGTGCGTCCAAACTCGCTAGAATCGCCCAAGATGCCGCAGTCATTGGCAATGTTAACTCCTCAGAATCTTTTGCTAGATTGGTGCATGGTATTCAGTCTGGGCAAACAGAAGTTCTCCGCACCATCGGCATCAACATTAGTATGGAGAACTCATACAAAACATTAGCGCAACAGCTTGGCGTTACAACAGGGCAGTTAACTCAAGCGCAGAAAACTCAGGCGGTGCTTAATGCCGTGATAAAAGAGGGCGAGGGTATCGCAGGCACGTATGAAGCTGCGATGGGAACGGCTGGAAAGCAATTGCTATCAATGCAGCGGTACACCGAAAATCTGAAACTTCAGATTGGCGAGACATTCAACGAAGCACTAATCATTGTAGTCATGGCGGCAACCGATGGACTCAAAGGGCTGAATCAGGAAGCTCAGGACTTGGCGGTTACAGGTCAGTTCAGAGAATGGGGACGCAATTCTATATTGGCGTTTGCTGTTGTTGGCGATGCTGTCATGGTTCTAGTTTCATTGATAAAAGAACTTTATCAAGAGATAGTATTCTTTGGTCAGGCTGCCAGTCTGGTTATGAAGGGTGAATTCGCGGCGTTAGGTGATTTGACTAAGGCGCGTGCAAACGAATTTAGAGCGAATGTTGACTCCTACGGCGCTCTGACAAAATCCGCTTTGGCTCGATTTGATCTGATGGACAAAGAACGAGAAAACCAAGTAACGCTCAACGATGTTACTGGAAAGACTCAGATAAACACTGTAGAAACAGAGATTAATAGTGACGCGCTAAAGAAAGCTGCTGCTGCTCGCAAGTCAGCTATTGATGCCGCTCAAACATACCTTGTGTCTCTACGTCAAGAGACAGAGCAAATTGGATTGAACAACATCCAACGCAAGATGATGGACGCTTCTTATGCCGCAGGTAAAGCACCGACAGAAGCGCTTAGACTAGAGATAATGGCAGCAGCTCAGGAGTTTGGCAGACTTACTCAAGTGCAGGAGGAAGGCGCTCTCGCAGAGAAAAGTAGAATCGAGAATCTTGCGATCCTTGCGAGTGCTGAGAAGAAATCTGCTGACGATGCTGCTGCTTACTGGACTCAATTGGGGTCTACTGTTGAATCGACTGGTCGAATGGCATTTATTCAATTTGCCACGCATGGAAAGAGTGCAATGGATTCTATAAAGTCATCATTTAAAGTATTGATGGCAGAGATTACATATCAACTTGCTAAAAAATGGGTGATGAATCTCGCTGTCGGAACGACAATGGGCGGGGGTGCCGGGGCTGCAAGTGCGTCACCGATGGATTCGCTGTTTAGCGCGGCAAATATGATGGATGCAGGGAAGTCGCTATTTACGGGGTTCTCTGGCGGGATTGTTAGCGGGCTGGGGTCAGTTGTTGGCAGCATCGGCAGCATGATCGGATCATCTGCATTAGCCGCGTTTGGCGGTGGGTTAGCTGCGACTGGGACAGGTGCGGCAGCCA